GCTCCCTATGATGACGGGGACTATACCCGTAAGCTACTAGAGGAGGATATACACACTGTTAATCAAACAGCAGCAGGACTTCCCTCACGGGATGCAGCCAAGCGATTTATCTACGCATTCTTATACGGAGCAGGCGATGCCAAGATCGGTGAAGTTATAGGCAAGGGCAGGGGAGCAGGTAAGAAAATTAAGGAGAAATTCCTGAAAAGTTTACCAGCTTTAGGGCAATTAAAGTCTTGTATAAGTAATGCACTTGAGTCAAGAAACTTCCTAAAGGGACTGGATGGGAGGCATCTCTTTATACGTAGTGAGCATTCTGCGCTAAACACACTGCTTCAATCGGCGGGGGCCGTAATAATGAAGCAGGCCACTGTCCATCTCTATAATAGCTTGACCAGTAAGGGGCTGGTTCATGGGAAAGATTGGGGGATAGTAGCACATGTGCATGATGAGTACCAATGTGAAGCCACGCCTGAATGGAGTGGACTTGTGGCTTCTGAGGCAGTTAGCGCAATCAAACAATCAGGGGTCACCCTTGGATTTAGGTGTCCACTTGATGGCGAATCCAAAGTGGGATTTAACTGGGCTGAAACGCACTGACGAACTAGCCGTGGGAGAAACAGCCGAAGCCATAATAGCCGCCAAGTTAATGGCCAAAGGCTTCATCGTTTCTGATCCTAGAAACACCACAGGCTATGACCTGCTGTCCGATTACAAGGATGTCATCAACAGAGTGCAGGTTAAATCTTCAGCTTCTCCACAGCATCTGCGAGGGAAGGAAACTTATTACAGATTCAGGACAAGGAACGCCCTAGGGAACTACACTGTGCTGATTATATATGTGTTCCCTGAGGATGCTGCTTATATGATCCCTTGGTATGTTGTTAAAGAAAAGCACATGATCAACATACCCGTGAGTGGCCCCTCCAAGTATGATGAGTACAAAGAGAACTACAAAATACTACAGACGGCCAACTAAGGTTCTCATCCTCAACCAGACCTTCAAGGTCGAATGGGTAGCCTCTAGTGATTCACACGGCACAGCAGACCTAGACAAATGTGTCATCCAAATCGCTAAAGGCTACCCCAAAGAAACTACAGCAGACACTTTCCTTCACGAGTTAATCCACTGCATCAACTATGTGATGGACATAACTGACAGTACCACAGAAGAACAAGCAACAACACGACTAGCCACTGGACTCACTACGGTGTGGAAACACAATCCCAAGGTGTTTGAGTGGCTGGCTCGTCAACTCACATGAATACAACCATACTATTAGACGGAGACATCGTAGCCTATAAACACGCTGCAGGTGCTGAAGTGGCGACCGATTGGGGCGATGACATCTGGAGTCTCTGGACTGATGTACGGCAGGCTGTGCAGCAGATGGATGCAGACATTAAGTTCATCGCTAAAAACCTCAAGGCGACCAAGGTTGTCATAGCCCTGACAGGTAAGGACAACTTCAGGAGAGACATTGATCCCACTTACAAACACAGCAGGAAGACTTCCAGAAAACCTATGGGCCTTGTCCCCTTACGGGAACACCTGCTGAAGGAATGGGCTGCAGAAATAGTAGAACCCTTGGAGGCAGACGACCTGCTGGGAGTGTGGGCCACTGATCCCAACTACTGCAAAGGCTCCCGTAAGATTATTGTTAGCACAGACAAGGACATGAGGACTGTTCCATGTGAACTATGGAACCCCAACAAGGCTGAAGAGGGTATCAAAAAGATTACCGAGGAAGCTGCAGACAGATTTCACCTATACCAGACCCTCATAGGAGACTCCACTGACGGATACATGGGGTGTCCTACCATCGGCCCTACCAGAGCTAACCGAATCTTAAACGAAAGGGCTACATGGGATGCTGTTGTAGAGGCATACGAACTACAGGGCCAATCCTCCGTGGATGCCCTAGTGCAGGCTAGGTTGGCTAGAATTTTACGGGCAGAAAACTACGATCCCGTAACCAAAAAGATTAAATACTGGAAACCATGAAGATCATAGGATTATCGGGGAAGAAACGGTCAGGAAAAGATACTGTCTACCAAGTGGCTGGCGAATGCCTGAAGGAGAACAAGGCCAAGGCAGGGCGTGTTGCTTTTGCTGATCCTCTTAAACATGAAATAGCAGAGATCACAGGATTCAATCTGGAGTTCATAGAGAAAAACAAAGAGGGACTCAGGCCCCTGCTTCAGACATGGGGTGCTGACTTCAGGCGTAAGTACTGTGGCGCAGACTACTGGATCGACAAAATGAGGCCTATAGTTGAGCAGTCCTCAAGCCACTACGATGTACTGTTCATTACTGATTGCCGTTTTACCAACGAAGCTAGGTACATCAAGGAGATCGGAGGAACCCTCGTCAAGGTTGAGCGTAGAGATTCAGGATACCCTGAGTCATTTGACAACCACTCCTCAGAGAATGACCTCAATGATTATGGGGACTACGACTACATTCTCAACAACGACAAGACCAAAGAGGAACTCACAAAATCAGTCAGCCAAATGCTAGAAACTTTAAATATATTAAAAAATGCCGCTTGACCTTCCTATTAATTTTGCTAATGAGAAGTTGCCTCCAGTATCAGAGGAGCTTATCCTGTGGTTGAAAGGGGTATATCCAGACCGGATGCCTGATGACGAAGAGATGGGGATCATTCGTTATAAACAAGGGCAACAGTCTGTTGTAAGAACGCTTACAAGTATATACGAGGAGTTAAGGGATGTGTCTGTCAGCACCAAAACCTAAAATAGTTAAGGCCCCCGCGCCTATGCCGCTTCCTCCTGCACCTAACAAAGCAGGAGAATCCACCAGAAAACCGCAGTCTATGGTAGGTAAAGGCAAGGACAAGCGGAGGCGAGGAACAGCTAGGCAATCCCTAGTAGTACAACAGGATTCAAGACCCACAGGGGTCAACACCAACAAGGGCGGCGTAGGAGTATACAGCTAATGCACACAGGCTCCCTCAAAAGCTACTACCAAAGCTGCGAAGCTGACAGGGATTCCTACCTCCAACGGGCTAGGGACGCAGCTAAACTAACGATTCCTTACCTAGTCCCACCCGATAGCAACGGGCCAGCCACAGTTTACCCCCAACCTTTCCAATCTATTGGAGCCAGAGGCGTAAACAACCTAGCATCCAAGCTACTGCTGGCTCTTTTGCCCCCAAATTCTCCATTCTTCAGGCTAATCATAGACAAATATGAGCTTGAGAGTGCCAGCCAAGGCCAGACTGATGCCAATCTTAAAACTGAATTAGAAAAAGCATTAGCAGAAGTAGAACGAGCAGTACAATCCGAGGTGGAAACCAGTGCTGTTCGTGTCGGAGTCTTTGAAGCCCTCAAACAACTGATTGTCTCAGGAAATGTACTGTTGTACGTCCCTGACAAAGGAGGCTTACGTGTATTTAACTTGGATCGCTACGTCACTCACCGTGATCCAATGGGCAACGTCCAAGACATCATCGTCAAGGAATCCCTCTCAGTGGACACCATCCCTGAATCTGTAAAAGAACAGCTACAGGAGATAGACTTCTCTAGTCCAGCAGCAGGGAACAAGAAGACCGTTGATGTCTACACAGGAATTTACCGGCAAGGTAAGAAGTGGGTGGTACGACAGGAGATAGCTGACATAAATATACCTGAGGCTGAGGGGGAGTATCCACTGGATAAAAACCCGTGGATACCCCTCAGGTATAGTCGCATAGAGAATGAAGACTACGGGAGGGGCTTCATTGAGGAGTACATGGGAGACCTGCAGTCTCTGGAAGGACTCACCCAAGCTATCGTCGAAGCCAGTGCTGCTTCTGCAAAAGTTTTATTCTTAGTAAATCCAAATGGAACCACTCGTCCACGTATTTTGGCTAATAGTCCTAACGGTGCTATTGTGCAGGGGAACTCTCAAGATGTCACGGTCTTGCAGGTGGAGAAATTTGCCGACCTCAGGGTGGCTCAAGAAACTATAACCCAAATTAAGGAACGACTTGGGTTTGCCTTCTTGATGAACACAGCTATCCAAAGGCAAGGCGAACGAGTTACGGCTGAAGAGATTCGGTTCATGGCTCAGGAACTTGAGGATGTGTTAGGGGGTGTCTACTCCATCCTCTCTCAAGAATTCCAGATGCCGCTCGTAAATAGGTTGATGGACAGAATGGCCAAGGCGGGGCGTTTACCTAAGTTACCCAAGAAAATCGTTAAGACAACCATTGTAACAGGGCTTGAGGCATTAGGTAGGGGCCACGACCTTAACAAACTGGACTCTTTCATAGCAGGAGCAAGTCAACTGCTGGGAGACCAGTTTGCTACCTACGTAAACATGGGGGATTACCTCAAGAGACGGGCCACTTCACTCGGCATTGACGTTGAAGGCCTCATCCGTTCCGAAGAGGAGATTCAACAAGAGCAGCAGATGGCTCAACAACAACAGATGATGTCACAGATAGCACCTAATGTTGCTAATGCTGCTGGGAAAATAGCTCAGGACGATCCTGAAAGATTTCAAGAGATGGCTCAAGCAGCCTCTGAACAAATGCAGTAATCTTATGTGTAAAAACAAAGACTGCTTTGATGACACTTGCAAAGGAGAATGTGTTCAAAAGAAAAAGAAGAGAGAAACCAACAAAGAGGATTGGCCTTGGTATAGGCAAGTCAAAACAGATAAGTGATGGAAAGAGTAACCATAACCGACCAAGAAACAGGCCCAGATGAACCTCAAGCGAACGTTGAGCAACCATCTGAAGCACAAGAGACCGTTCAACAAGAACAACAGGAACCGTCAGACCGCCCAGAGTGGCTTCCAGAAAAGTTCGGATCACCTGAAGACCTTGCCAAGGCCTACAGTAGTCTTGAAAAGAAGTTTTCTTCAAGGCAAGCGGAAGAGAAAGGCCTCGTTACGGATGCTGACTTTGAACAATATGCAAATGAGTATGCTGAAAAAGGCGGCTTGAGTGATGACACCTATAAGGCACTGTCAGATAAGGGACTTTCAAGGGAAATAGTTGATAACTACATACAAGGACAACAACTCCTACGGTCAGCAGAAGAACAGGAACTCTATGGGATAGCTGGAGGAGAGGAGCAGTACAAACAAATGGCTGCTTGGATGTCTGAGAACGTAGATCAGAGCGACATAGATGCCTACAACGATGCCATCGGTGGAGACAAAGGCCTAGCCAAACTGGCCATCAAGGGCATGTATGCACAGTTTGTGGCTGCAGGAGGAGCTAGTGAGGGTGCGTCACCTAACCTAGTCCAAGGAGGTAAGCCACAGAATGTAGGGGGATACGGCTCTAACTACGAGATGATGCAGGACATGAAAGACCCAAGGTATAAGGCAGGGGACAAGCAGTTCCACGCAATGGTGGAGAAACGTTTAGCTAAAACAAATTTATGAACTACACCACTAAAGGGCCTAAAGTAAAACGACCCAAACCAAGACCTAAATGAACACAGTAGAAAAGAAAGCAGGGTACAAGAGTACAGAGTTCTGGATGAGCATGGCAGCAGTAGCTGTTGGTGCTATCGCTAGTTCAGGCATGGTGGAAGACAACGAGTTTGGGGCCAAAATAGTAGGCCTTATAACTGCCACACTGGTAGCCCTAGGCTATACAGGATCACGCCTGACCTTGAAGAAGCAACAGTTAGACGCACAGGTAAAGTTAAATGCTGGAAATACTGGCAGTAATACTGAAGGAAATACTAAGCCTGCTGGTGAATGAAGCTGCTAAACCTGTTACAGCTACGGTTGCTCCCGTTGTGCCTCGCAAGTTGCGTGACGCTTGGGAGCAGCGGATGCTTGACAGGTTCAAAAAAAGTAGTATTCATTCACCCCAATGACACACTGGTAAGGATAGGGCCAGATGTGAAGGGTCACGTATATTATTACAAAGGCCCAAAGGAGGGATGGGAACTCTCCGCAAATAAGGTTCAGTTGCCAGAGGGCTGGTTAGCTGGGCCTATGAATTTGCCCGAAGGGGAAGCCGAATAGCCGGTTACGACCGACAACTTGAAGGCAATCCAATAGGGATTGTTAGTTAGTAGACTGCAGTGAGTGCTGTGGTCATTAGTTGTTTAGTAACAAAGTAAAAAGAAAGGCTATATCATGGCATATACAGCAAACTTATTTGGGGCTAACGGTTCAGCCGGTGGTCGTTCAAACATTAACGTCGAAGGTCGCGTAGGTACAAACCTATGGGCTGACGATACAACAGGTCTCTTCCTGAAGAAATTCGCGGGAGAGGTAATGACGGTGTTCGATGAGAAAAACATCATGAAACCGTTACATACCATTCGTACTATCTCGAAAGGTAAATCGGCACAGTTCCCTGTAATCGGAACTGCAGGAGCAGGCTACTACACCCCCGGTTCAGACATCTTAGGTGCTGACGGTACAGGTGCAGGCCTCAACGGCGGTCTTAACCAATTCAAGCAGACCGAAGTACTCATCCACATTGACAAAGTGTTGATGGCTAACACCTTCATTTCTTCTATTGATGAACTGGTGAGTCACTTCGATGTTCGCGCCCCTTATACACACCAACTTGGTGAAGCCTTGGCAACTCAGTTTGACAAGAACGTCCTCAAGGTGGCTATTAAAACAGGAGCAAAGAACATGTCATCTGATACGGAAACCGCTGGTGTAAACAACGCAAATAAGAAGCCTCTTATTCCGTCTGACGCTTGGATCACTGACCAAACCAAACGTGGTTCTGTTGTGTACAGTAAGGCAGTTGTGGACACAGATGGTACGTTAAGTGCATCTATGAAGGCTAACACGGCTTCTGCATCTACAGAGGTTAACAAGCTAAGGGCTAATCCTGATGCTACAGCAATCCGCAACGCTCTCTTTGAGTCTGCACGGTTGTTGGACGAGAAGGACGTTCCTTCAAGTGATCGGTATGCCATCATCACTCCTGCGATGTACTACGAGTTGATCAACAGTGACCAGATTGTCACTGGTTCGGTCATCAACAAAGACATTGGAGGTGCTGGTTCTATTGCTTCTGGCACTATTACCCAGTTGGCTGGAATCAACATTCTGGTAAGCAATCACCTTCCGAAGGATGACGAAACTTCTGGAACCCATGCAAACCGTTGGGAAGGTCAAACAGGTAATAACTACGACCTAGACTACACCCACTGTGCTGGCATCGTGTTCCAGAAGGGTGGATTCGGTACGTTGAAACTGCAGGACTTGACGATGGAGTCAGAATACATGATCTCCCGTCAAGGTAACCTGTTCGTTGCCAAGTATAGCATGGGTCACGGGCCTCTTCGCCCTGAGTCTGTTGTTGTTTGGTCTGACGGTACTCGTCCAGAGTCTGATACTGATTCTGACGTAACCGCGAACGCGACTCCATAATCAATCATTGGGAACCCCTCTGAAATATTGGGGGGTTCCCTCTTTTTTATTTATTATGGCTTACGGTGCATTTACAGGAAAGTTGGAGGCGGTCAACCAGATGTTGTCCACCATTGGGCAGTCTCGGATCAGCCAACTGGCAACTGCAGGCGAAGCCAATGATGCTCAAAAGATATTAGAGGAGATAGACAAGGCGGTTCAGTCTGAAGGCTGGCACTTCAATATCTTCTATGATGTCGAGTTGGCACGTGGCAGTGAGACCATCACTTGTGCAGTAACAAACACAACCACGGTGACCACAAAGAACGGTAACGATGATGCCCCTCACTATTTGTCCAAAGGAGAAACAGTAACTATAGGGGACACCAATTATACTGTTGCTTCTGTGACTAACGCCAACTCCTTTGTGGCCAGTGCAGGCCCCACAGGTACATCAATGGGATACACCAAACGTATTGGTACTCCTACAACAGCACTAAACGTAGATTTCTCCTCGTACCGCTACGGTGACATAGACCCTGTGGTAAGAGGCAGGTTCATCTACGACAAGAGAAACGCCACTTACGAGTACAACGAAGACCTCAAGGCAATCATCACGTATCAGATTCCCTTTGAGCAAAACTCCTCAGGAGGAGAAGCACTCCCTGAATATGCTCGTAGGTATATCACCATGAAGGCTGCACGTGTGTTCGCACAACGACACGTAGGAGACCCTCAGTTGGTACAGATGGCGTCCTACGAGGAGCGTGAAGCTCACGCACAATTTATCCAAGCTGACTCAGAGAATGCAGAGACCAACGTGTTCAATGCTTCTTTACCTTATTACACAGTATCACGAGGGCAAGCAGTACAGTCACCCTCTATATCTAATCTCTACAAAGTCTGATGCCTTTAGTTAAGAATGCAGCAGCAAGTCTAAACCAAGGAGTAAGCCAGCAGGCTGAATCCCAACGGTATCCTTCACAGGCTACTGAACAGATCAATGCGTATTCCTCACCAATCAAAGGGCTAGTCAAAAGGCCCCCAACTAAACACATCACCAATGTCGCTCTGGACACTACCAACGAGAACAAGACCTTTGTCCACACGATCAACAGAGATTCATCAGAGCAGTATGTCCTAGCAATAGACAAGCAGGAGTCCCAGACAGTCACCGATGTCAGCGCAGGGAACAACACGATTACAGTAGGTACATCCATTGATGCCAACACAGCAGTAAGGTTTCAGGTCGATGAAGATGAGGGGCAGCTACCTACAGGTTTAAAAGAAGGACGCACTTACTACATTAAAACAACAGGGACTACAGTCTCCCTTTCAACAACCTCTGGTGGCTCTGACACAGTAGGGATCGGAAAAGTAAGCGTGTCAGACATCGCTATCGAAAGCGTCAAACATACTGATGGTCGGTGGGTGGACGGTGTGTTTGCTATTACTTTAGCTAGTGGCCATTCATTCGCAGAAAACGATGTGGTTCGCATTGATGGCCTCACAGGTGATGCTGGCATTATACTGAATGCTAACCAAGATTTCATACTAAGGAAGACAAGCCAAGACATGGCCAAGGTGACTTCAAGCGGAACTGCTGTAGCACCTGCAACTAATAAATTTTTACTAGGAAGAGTAGGTGGAGACCCTGCGAGCTTTGATGACAACCTTGGTTATGCTGTCGATGATCGATGGGTGACTGACGGAGGTGATGACGGGTGGAATATGCTAGGGGACTCCACGATTCATTGGCAGTTCAAAAAAGACAGCGGCAGTTTCATAACGTCGAGTAGTTCAGATACTGTCGTTAACAAGATGGTTTACAATGCGGATGACGCTTCTGATTTTACAGGAGGCTGGCTGAATAACCTCTCAAACTTCCAAGTGGGGGACTTAATCAGATTAGGTTCATACCGTAACACCGATAAGTCTATACGTGTTCGCATTACTGACGTAGGGGATGCCACCGACAGAACACTTACTTTTGATTATGTCGATATCGGAACTCTCTTTGACACAGATACTAGCGGCAACGCTACTGACAGATGGAACTACTTAGCTTACTGGGGAGACACTACTAGCAGTATCCCCGCCGCTTCTAATCCAAGGCAATTTCAAAGTGGCGACATAAGTGGCGCACACATAGGAACCGACACAGGGCTGGGAGCCTTTTCGTTGTATACTGGAGGAGTCAAGGTCTACGACATAAACACGAAGCAAGAGAAGACAGTCAACATAGACAGCGGCCTCAACTACATTACAGCAACAACAGACCCAGCCGCTGAACTCTCTGCAGTTACTGTTGCTGACTACACCTTCATAGTAAACAAGACCGTACAGACGGAGGCGGCTCCAGATATAAAATACAGTAAGAACTATGAGGCTTTTATAACGGCAAAGACAGCAGACTACGGGAAGAAGTATTCCATTAAAGTAGGAGGAGAAGTCAACAAACAGTACAGCGGTAACGCTAAAGAGTCTGAACTGAAAATAGACGGGGTTAACTCCCAAGGCGTTCAGGTTCCGGTAGCAAAACTAAAAGCAAAAACTCAGGATTCTAAGTTTAGTGGCTACCAAGTTCGCTTGCTTCAAAACTGGGACTACACAAAGTCCACAAGGATTGTCCCCTCTCGGTTGTACCCATCTACTGCAACCAACCCATCTGAAAAAGTCTATACAGATTTAATTCCCCCAAGAGAATACAGGGTGAATGAATATGTCGGAATAGAGTACAACAAGGCTGACCGAGTTATAAACATTTGGGTTAATTTTAGTTGGGCTAAAGCAGGTACAACAGCAGCTTCCAAGCGAACGACAGTAGATCATTTAATTAAAGCTGTAGCCTCATCACCTTTAGGAGAAGACTTTGAGGTTAAGGAGTTGAACGCCAGCGGAGATGAAGCAACAGGAAATGCTTCTAATCTGTTTTTCTTAAAAACCTATGTCGGTCAAGCTGGGGAAAAGAAGACAGCCACCTACAGGTTAACAGCAGGAACAGGTTCCAAAGATCACACACTCACGTGGTACGAAGGGCCTGACGAGACCGTAGGTCAGAACGTAAATAATTATGCAGTTGCAGGTTACCTCTCGCCTTCAGCAGGAACCTTAGTTGTGCGTGGAAGGTACACGGGAAAAGGGGTACAAGCAGCAACTACTGCATCAACCTTTAATGCCACTAAACTAGAGGACGGAGAGTTCCTATATAAGACAGCCCGATGGTCAGGAGCCACTACACAAGAAGAAATAGGTACTGAACGTATTGCTGAAATGCTGGCGTCAAACGCTAAGATAGAACAAGGCAGTTACAGTCCAACCCTTCCCAGTAAAGCCAACGGTCTTCCTATAACTAAAAAACACACCGAAGACTCTGGAGACCACAAAACCGATGAAGACTGTTTAGGGCTAACGTGGTCTCACTCTAACCACGAAGGTCAGTATCTGGCTCAGTACTCAGGGCAAGGTCGAGTAGACAACCACACCGAAAACTGGTCGGTAATACAGGAAGGGTACACTATAGCTTTAAAGAACCCTGAAGGATCACGTTTCTCCATACAGGTATCTGACGATCTTGGAGGTAACGGCCTGAAGCTGACTTACTTTGAAGTAGATGAATCAGCAGAGCTTCCTGACGTTTGTCGCCACGGTCACGTAGTCAAAGTGGTAGGCAACGCCAGAGAGGAAGCAGATGATTATTACCTTCGGTTTGTTGCAGATGTCGAAGACCCTAACGAGTTGCGACACGGACGCTGGGTAGAGTGTGTGGGCTACGAGCAGAAGTACAAATTTGATTCTTCTACCATGCCTGTCGGTCTGGTCAGAGAAAGTGATGGATCGTTCACGTTAAAAGAACTTACATGGAATGAAAGGCAAGCTGGAGATGAAGCCACTAACCCTTTCCCCTCATTTACTGGCAATACTATTAATGATGTTTTTCTGTTTAGGAATCGCCTTGGGTTCCTTTCTGGCGAAAACATAATCTTTAGCGAGGCAGGGGAATACTTTAATTTCTTCAGGTCTACTACTGCTGCACTTCTCGACACAGCACCGATAGATGTGACTGCAAGTACCAACAAGGTCAGCACACTTCATAGTGCGATACCTTACAAGGAACGCTTGATCATCTTTAGTGACCAGACCCAGTTTGTCTTGGACGCTGACCCATTCCTGTCTGTCAAAACAGTTACCTTGTCTCCATCAAACGAGATCGAGAGTCTAACAGGAGTGAAGCCTGTAGTCTCAGGTAGCTCTGTATTCTATGGGTACGGTAAGACTGACTATAGTGGAGTAGGGGAGTTAACAGTAGCAGTAGAAGATGCTGACCAGATGGACACCAGCGATGCCACAGGACACGTTCCTAAGTACATCAAAGGAAGTATCCGTAAGATAGCAGCAGCGACAAACGAAGACGTTGTGTGCTTCATTACCGATGACACCGCTTCGGCAACCTTGTACGTCTACAAGTACTTCACAGGTGAGCGTAACGAGAAGATGCAGGCAGCATGGTTCAAGTACACTTTCGGAGCCGCTAATGATTACATAACTGACATCTCTTTCATAGGGAACACGTTGTACATGATCCTTCGCAGGAGCAACGTCATGTACCTTGAGTCTTTAACCTTTGAGGATGACATCAAGGATACCAGCATGGACTACCTTGTCAGGCTAGACAGAAAGAGAAACAAGAGTGACTTTGCCAACGACCAGTATTCAGCTACTACAATAACTCTTCCCTACAATGTAACAGCGAACACGCGAGTAGTGACTGCAGGCTCCATACTCAAAGCCAGCACGACTACAGGCTCCACTACGTTCACATTAAGTGGCGTAGATTTAACAGCAGTTGATTGGTGGGTAGGAGAACTGTACACAATGGAGTACACGTTCAGTCAGCCCTTCCTGAAACACGACAGGGTAACTGACACAGGGAGATACCAGATACAGAGGGCGTTCCTAGAGTATGCCAATGCTAGATCATTCACTGTTGATGTCATTCACAATCCCAAGATGGATGCTCCTAACAAAAACACGATCACCAACACGTATGCCAATGATTCACTTCACTCGATCCTGACGGGATCAGCAGATTTACAGGAAGGGTTCTTCAAGTTTGGAGTACAGGAGAGAAACGACAGGCTCCAGATCGTTGTCAAGAATGACACCCCATACCCTTCGGACTTTTTAAGTATTGATTATGAAGCAAGAACATTTGCTAGAGGAAGCAGATGGAGAGGCTAGGTGGGACTTTGGAAAACTCTACATTGAACATGCTACAACCGGAGATGCTGAATATGTTTCAGGAAGACTTCGTGACGCTGACAGAAGAGAAGTTGCTGCCGTCACAAGGGAGTCTCCTCTACGAGTCCTTGTCGATGGAGTCGTGCATTCCAGACCGTGTTACGCCATCAAGACTAGAAGAGGAAGACCCTGTGGAATCTTTGGTACACGTGACTCTGAGCATCCCGAAAGCGGCGTGGTCTGGCTCCTCGGAACTGACGATCTCACTGCCGAGTCTCGCACATTTATCAGAAACTCAAAACGAATCTTAGATGAACTGCACAGGAAATACAGAGTCCTCTACAATGTCATTGATGCCAGAAACACTGTGCATCTTAGGTGGCTTGAATGGATGGGCTTTGAGTTCATCAAGGAGTTCCCGAAGTACGGAGTAGAACGAAGGAAATTCATATTATTTACGAAACATGTGTAGCCCAGCTTTTATGATTCCCGCTCTCGGTAGTAAGCTATTCGTAGCTCAAACAGCTATCGCAGGGGCCAGCGCGTACACTAAGTACAAAGCCGCCAAAAATGACGCCAAGGCTATTGAAGGCCACCAACGCGCAGTAGGTGAATCCATGCTTCAACAACACGCCTCAAACATGTCTGACTCACTTGCGAGGCAGAATGAGGCACAGGATAAAGCAGCACGGGATCGTGTTCAGATGCAGAGGCAAGCCATGAGCGTGGCGGCAACTGCCCGTACTTCCGCATTAGAAAGTGGAATAGGAGGAGGCTCTTACGCTGCACTACTAAACGAGTTTGATCAGAGGGAAGCTGAGTTGACGTATGCCTCCACACTGAATCAGAACTTGTTGTCTAACCGATTTAGAAGAGAAAGAGATCAAGCATCACAGGCCACACAGGCTCGCATGGTGTCTAATTACCGACCAATTAACCAACCAAGCGGAGTCGCTGCAGCCCTAGATTTTGCAGGAGATGTAGGAGCAGCATACGCTAGTGGGAAAGCAGCAGGGACAATATCATAATGGCAGCTAAACGCAGAGTAACTCCTTCAGTTGATGCACTCGGAACACCAGAAACTGTTCCTGTGGGCGGTGCAGCCCGTTACAACGTAGTGGGAGCATCAGGGCCACCTGTTGGGCCTAACCCGTTAGCACAACTCTCACAGTCTTTGCGGAGGTTTAACCCTGTGCTTGGTCAGTATGCCGCAGCTAAACAACAGATGTCTTCTGAAGAGGCTGCTGCTTATTACGATGAAATAGAAAAGGGAGTCACTGACAAAGAGGTAGCCATCAAGAGGCATCTACAAAAGATAGGCGCACCTCACGGGGCTAACCCTGCAATTTACAAACATGAGATCATAAGCACAGGAGCTAACTTCGCAGAACGAGACATAAGAAACGTCCGAAGTAATCCTGAGTTTGAAGCTGACATCAGTCAACTGGCCAAGAACAGTACAGACTTCTTCAATGATGCTGTTGACCTGTTTAACAACAAGTACACTCCAGACGCCCGTGAGCAGGAAGACTCTAAGGTTGGCCACTACTGGGAGATTGGGTATGGCGAGTCATGGATCAAAAACAGAGACAAGATCATCAGGGAGTATGCTGCTGAAAACGAAGCCAGACGCGAGGTCAGCATCAAGGAGGCTTTTTTTGAAGACGGTAGGAACCAACTGGTGTCTGCCATTACCTCACCTAATTTAAAGAAAGGCTTAAATGAGTTCAGAACATTTCTCGGTAAAAAATACGGAGGATTCCCAGAGGACAAACTAGGATATTCACAGTCAGTGATGGACGAGGTAATCCTTCCGGTGTTCCTTGATCTTGCTTCTGATCCTGATAATGAAATCAACCTAGCAGCAGCTTGGAGTAAGATTACCGGCATGACACGGGACAACGGTAACGGGGGACGTACCCAACTGTTTTCCAAATATGCTGACATCAGTAAACAAGCAGGTTCACAAACAGTGGACATGATCTGGAGTACCATTGCTGACACAGAACAGAAAGCAGGAATCTTTAAAGACAGGCAAGAAGCCCGAAGAATAGAAAGGGTAAACAAGAAGGTCACCTCAGTCCTTGGTAACTACGACAGGTGGCAGGAAGAGAACGCTGACTTCCTGAAGGAAAAGAACGTACACGGTCTGGACATTTTTGATCAGCGTAACGTGTACAAAATAGCTGACGCACTGGCACAGCACCCAGATTTCCAGATGTCCAAAAAGGAAGCCGACCAGACTTCCAATTACATCTTCGCAGACGCAATAAGAAGCGTTCAGATAAAACTGTTACAGAACCAAGCAGCATACGGGACGGCCAAAGAAGGAGCTAGAAAAGCCCTGATGGCTGATCTAACAGAAGTAGCTAACGAACAAGCCATACCTCTTTTGGAGCCGTTGTTGCCTGCTGTAAATGACTACATAGGAAAGACAGACAAGAGCATTGACGAAGTTGTCCATGATGTCGTTTACACATTCTTCAACATGGATGACATGAAGGCTGCTGTGTTCAAAGCTAACCCTACTTTGGAGTCTCAGTCACTTCTCTTTAGGAACGCCCTACAGACAGCACTGACAACAAAGTTAGAGAACGGAGGTAAGGCACTAGGCAGGGCCATGCTGAACCAATTCAGGGACGCCATGAACCCTGCCAACTCTGGACAGTACTCTGCCAAGGATTGGATAGATATGGCCTCCCAGCTTCAGGATGTTGTTGATGAAATTGATGACAACGATTTAGAAGCGGACATCAACGCAGCGGTCACCGATTTGGAATCTTTTGCTGAACTAGATTCGTTCTACAGTGTGTCCGACAGGGACATAGAGAACATGGTTACTTCAATAATGGCTTCTGATGCCCAAGATGAACTAGCCACTATACTTGCATACGCTAGGAAGCCTGTATCTGGAGACACCTTTCGGATGGTTACCGTGGACGACAAGAACATCATGGCAGCACAACATGCCTACGCCCGATTCACTCAAGAGGTCTTCCTTCCTCGTCTCAGACAGAACACCAAAAAGGCCTTAGAAGGCCTCACCCCACAAGAACGTGCAAACGTGTGGGCTGAACGCTTGGAAGGGGAAACTCAGAATAAAACGGTAGATCAGCTAAAGGCTGAGAAAAACGTTATCCTCAATTTCTACGAAGAGGCCTTACAGCGTAGCGATGACGAAGGCCTATTGGACAAGGAAAATCTGCGTAGGAAACTGTCCGACACAAACATAAATATATTAGAAAACTTTGAAGAACTGGAAAGGCAGTACCACGATGACCCTGTTCATGGCCAAGGGACAGCCCCTGAGTTCTTTACAGGCCCTAAAGGATTACAGCGATATTCCAACCTAGAGGAAGTCAGGAGAGATTTAGACAAAAGCAGGGACAAACTTATAACTGACCTTTACGAGACATCCAATGCACTCAGGCAGTCTGAACAAAGAGACACCCCTACGGATCAACGAAGGCACGTTGAGAACTTTGCCACAGCAGAAAAACTTTATAAGAACTTTGTGTTGGCCTTTGATCCGTTAGATTGGACACAGCTAAACAGCGAGACAGGACAGGTACTTGAGGTTCCAACAGCAGGGCAAACTCTGAAGGTCAAACTGGATATAAAGGAAGATCAAATCAACCTAAACAATTCCTTGGTCTACTCTTCGTTAAAAGAAATGGCCGAAGTAAGTGAAGCCTTAGATGCATGGGAACTGGAACAGGGAGGAGCAGACGCTGAAGTTGACCGAGAGTCAGCACCTGAGGATGTTAAGGCACACGCAGACTTCATTAGAAAAACACACGGCATAGATTTGCTGGCAACTGAACCCACCGTAAGGAAGATGGCTCACGAAGCCTACGTTAAACTTCGGGACAAACAAAAAGGGTTAATCAATTCTAGGCACACCCACCTTTTACCCACAGCAGTACGCAAGGACATTGAAGATCGTGCTATTGAAGAATACATAGAATCTGATGTGACTAGGTTTGAAGGCGTAGAGTACAATGAGAACGTCAAGCAGTGGGTCAAGGGGGTTTACCTGCAAAACCAAGACATAGATAAATACAACCTTGAAGACGGGATCACACAAAGTGAGTTCATGAATCTCAGGAACGTATTAACAGGGGGCGAAGTAAACCCTCGATGGTATGAAATTGTAACAAAAGCAAACGGTACTGTTTTTGTAGATAGAGACAGAAGCGACATCTATGAAGAAAAAGATACAAAAGCGGAGCCTTATCAGGTCATAGCGCAGGAACTGGCTCTAATAGACATAGGTGTCTTTAATCCCATATCGTCACCACAGGACGGTTTTTTTGATGAAGAAGGATTAAACAGGTTTGAAAAGATCACGCCTGCTAAGTACGAGAGACTTCAGGAACGCCAAAAGTATTACGAGTATCTCCTAATAGATGACAAGCCAGACAAACGCCCTGACTTAGCCAAGGCTTTCAACAGGTTGCTCATTGCTGAAAAAGGATACTTCCAGAACCGCTTTAAGACTGAGAATCACTTCGGGATAACCCCACTACCAATTCCCCACAAACAAAAGTAACATGGCTGTAGGAACACTATACGGAAAGAACAGGACGCAATCCGAAATGGATCGCTACGGGGCGCAGCTAGAAGACCTCGTAAACAGGATGCCCGACAGCGAAGTGAATGCAGGGTACAAGCAGCATCTCATGCGGAACCGTCCTTGGTACGAGAACGCATACAAAGCGATAGGCAAAGGCGTACTCAAGGCAGGTGAAAGCACCATCAACTTTGCCCCTGATGTGGCAGGCCGTCAGGAACGTTGGGCCACCTTTTCGGACTACATTGAGGACAACCCTGAAAGCACCCTGTTTCAGATCACTGAAGATTTATCCCAGCTAGGAACAGGTCTTATCATGGGAGGCCCTATAATTAAGGGGCTTAAAAAAACGTTTGGTGCTTCCGCAAAAGAACTAAGGAAACGCCAGTTAAAAACTAAAGGAAGACGGGGAGGTATCAACAAACGCACCGCTAGTCAGGCTTGGAACATAGCAAAGCAGGGGATGCTTAGAGGAGGTATCGCTGAGTTACTGGCTTTCCGAGGACAGGATGAACAGCTTTTGACCAGCACGTTCTTTGAAGATAACCCTGAGTGGAAAGCTGCCTACGATGAGGTCACTCAGAGGGATGACTTCGGTTCATTGTCTACTGAAGAGGCAGGGAACATCATGGCTAAGAACCTCAAGGGACGCTTTGGGTTTGCCTTGGAAGGCGCACTGTTAGGTGCTGCTGCTAATTACCTCATGGCAGGGGCCAAGGTGGCTTTCAGAGCGGCCACAGGTGAGACCGATAAGATGCTTCGTAAGGGAGCAGCAGGCAAAGACAAAGTGGGAGAAGCAGGGGCTGATGCCACAGAGGAAGCTGCTGAATCCGCTGATGACGTATTAGCCAAGCAAGAGGCTGAAGCACACGCTGAAATGTCCCAAGCCAAGGACAAGCTAATTGACGCTCAGTTAACTGCCAGAGAGACCGCTGAGAACACCAAGGCATCAAACGTAGCTGACATTGAACAACGTGATCTCAACATAGTTCCAGAGGCGGCTGACGAAGGGTTAGTCGCAGACGCAACAACAGCAAAGGGAGTTAACCCTGATATATACCAGACGCCTCCTAAGGCTCGTACTGAGGGGTTCAAGGTTGTTGAGGGACTTGTTTTTAAAGACGGGGTTCGCACGGTCTTTGAAGACGGCACTGTCAAATTCAACAGGCCTTTTATTAAGAACGAGTTTATAGAAGCTGCTAAGGATTTAGACAAGTTTACTGGGGACAACCGTTTCAACGCTAGTGACATTTTTGACTCTGTTGAAGATTACCAAAAGTATCTGATCGAGAAAGAAAAGATGCGTCAGTACTTCCCTCAGTTAAAAAAGGAGACTGACAAAAGTTATCAGAACAGGCTTGAGCTACACACGATCAACGAAGCTAAACGCAAAGGGCTGGGTCACTTCTATAAATATGAGTTTGATGCACCAGATAAACTAAAGCACCTCAAGTTGTCTGAAAGAGACACTAAGATGTTGTTCAACGAGGGCCACGCCAAAGGCGGTGAGAAGCTCGTTAAGATGCTTAAAGGTGAACTTGAGAAGACAACACCTCAGGCCATCTTAAAGCAGGCAGAACAAGTCCTTAGGTTAGACACCATCTACTCTGATCAGGGTATGCGTTATTTCCAAGGGAGGTTTATGAGCTTCTTCATGCATCACTACGGCAAGAACATTGCCAAACAAACTGATGCTGACGCTCTGGCAAAAGCTGTAGGATTCCTTCACGACACAAAAGGAATGACTCCTGCAGACATCTTGGAAGAACAACTGTTTGATTCGTTGGATGATTTTGCAGGAAGCACAGGCATGAAGCCAAGGCACGTGCTGCATCGTCTCATCAAAGGGAGAGGCAGTCACAAACGGTTCTTCCTGAACATGAAGCCAGAGGAGGTCTTGGATCACTCACGGCAAATGGACGTTAACGTAGCCAGAGAACTTAATGTCCGAATCATGGCTTACCGTATGGAACAAGCCATAGGCATGAAGAAATACAGGGAGCTTTCAAAGCAAATAGCAGATACTGATATAAGAGACTTGCAGACTACTCCAGCAGGTAAAAAGCTAGTTAACGATTACTTGGTGGAGATGGAGAAACAAGCGGCCAAGATTGAAAACATGCAGAAGCTCCGTAGGTCTTCTGGCCGAGTGCTTAGGGCATGGAGGGATTTCAACGACAGTTCAATTACAGGCATCGAAGCAGGTCGAATGCTAAACGCCCGTGGAGGCCTCAGGAACATCAAGAAGCAGGCCCAAAGGGCTGACGCTATCTTTGACGGAGCAGACAACGGACTAGACGGAGCCTCTGCTGCTTCGGATCACCTTGTTAAGACCACCAACTGGATTGATGTACATAATGAGTATTGGCTCAACTCCATCCTAAGTGGGACAAAGACACAGGTCATCAACATGCTCTCTACGGGCCTCCACATGTACTACAAGCCCCTTGAAGGACTGCTGGGTGGTATACGTGACCAGCCCACTCGAAAAGCCTTCACGAAGTCTTTAGTGGAGACTGCAATGATCAACGCTCAGGTCACACGTGTAGTGGGTAAACTGGGCCTCAACAAGCTGAGAAAGATCAGCAGGCTTATCGACGAGAACAAGTACCTCAGTAACCGTGAGGAAATCTTTAAGGGAGGATCAGGTGAAGCTACAGACTCTTACCAGCAAGCACTGGGAGCCGTAGCAGGCGCACGTAAAGCACTCCGCACAGGGCAGGGGACTTTATCGGAAGGCTCCGACTTGTTTGACGTAACGCCTCCTAAAGCTATCTCACGTGACTTACTCAGTGAGGGAGCAAATGAAGTCACTAAGAACTTCATGGATTTTGCAGGAAACGTCATCCGACTCCCCAGCAGGTTGATGATTGGAAGTGATGAGTTGTTCAAACAGATTAGCTTCAGGGCCAGCGCAATGGGACGCCTTGCTTCTGATGCTTATGAAACAGCTTTAGAACAAGGCATTAAACCTAAAGACATCACCTCGGATTACATTGCGGATTACGTAGGCACTCAATTTCATGGCCTAATACGTTCTTCAGGTCGAAGGTACTCTAACAAAGCTCTCAAAGAGGAAGCCATCTTGGCACACCAAAAGGCAACAGAGACGGCACAGAAAAACATGCAGCCTTTTGATATAAACCAAGAGGACTTCATAGAGCAGTACAAGAATCAGCACCAGAGAGGGCAGCTTGAAGAAGTCTCCAACTACGCAATGGACTACGCTGAAGATGTCACCTTCACTCGTTCATTGGATGCTGACCTGAAAGAATTACAGGAACACGGACTAGCCAATAAGGGGAAGCGGTCATGGCTGCAGGACACGCAGGATATGGTACACGCACACCCTTGGATGCGCCTGCTGATGCCATTCATTAGGACGCCAGTTAACCTCCTGAAATGGCCCCTACAACGTCTGCCTATAGCAGGAACAGATATACAGTGGCTAAAAAATCTCAATCAGCGATACCAAGCAGACATGGCCAGTGGTGATCCTTTGCGGAAAGCCCAAGCCAAAGGCCGTGTAGCTGCTGGTCGATTCTACTGGTTCGGTTTCGCTGCTGCTGCACATACAGGAACAATCACAGGCGGTGGCCCAAGCAACCCTAGAGAACGTAGGAATCTCATGGCTACAGGCTGGCGACCCTACTCGGTCAAGGTAGGGGATTACTACGTCAGTTATGCCCGTCTTGATCCGTTTGCTTCAGTCATGGGACTCGCTGCTGATCTCTACGAGAAAACAACAGAAATGGGCAGGGACGGCGAGGTAGACGATAGCTGGCTTCAGGCAGTCATGCTGGGAGGGGCCTACTCTATATCAAACAACATTGCCGATAAGAGTTACCTAGCAGGAATAAACAACGTCCTGCAGGCCTTAATAGACCCAGAACATGAGTTTGAAGGCTTAATAAAACGTCAGGGGACTGCGTACATCCCCAAGATTATATCTCAGTGGACTCCCATTACTGATGATGCTTACGTTAAAAAAACTTACGGACTACTTGAAGGCCTTACCTCCAAGCTCCCCTTTGCTAATCAGTCTATCGAGCCAATGAGGAATTACTTAGGTGAGCCTCTGGAATCCATGTACGCCCCAACAGTGTGGGCCTCAGGACTTAACCCGTTCCTTGTCTCTAAAGCAAAGAACGACCCCGTGTTGGAAGAGTTGGCTCACCTTGGGTATGGATTTGGTGCGCCTTCGCCACGTATCAAAGGGAGTCGGTATCTGGACATGAGGAAGTATTACGATCCTGAAACCGGAAGGTCTGCCTTTGATCGTTATCAGGAGCTTATTGGAGAAATAAAGACTGCAGGAGGGATGTCACTGCGAGACGCTTTGACTAAACTCTTTAAGTCTGAGTACTACGAACGTGCTTCATTGTTGGCAGAACGGGACGCTTTACACTTTGAAGGCACGTACCGTGATCCACGTGTCAAAGCCATCAAGTCAATCATGGCAAAATTTAGGGCATCTGCGAAAGCAAGGACACTAAAGGAGTTCCCTGATCTACTTAATGCGACCAGAAGTTTTGATGCTACTGTCAAAAACCAACTGCTAGACTTAATCAAAACCTAATGGCCTACTCACGTTACTACGCTACGGAAGATACCCCAGTTAACTCTGGAGTACTGACGCATACCATAGCCAACCCAAGTAACAACAACTTTGGTTACCTCGATCCGTACCACTTGGAAGTCTATGCGTCCAAGAGTGACCAAAGCATGAGTTCTTTTCAGGCTGATGTTGCAGCAGGAAACGCTGACCAGTACACCCTGAACAATGACTTCACGCTGGCTAACAATGTTATAACTATTAGCAACCTAGCCACCGACAAGAGATACCGCTTGTTCATCAAGAGGGTCACTCCGAAGTTAAGGCACTTTGTAGACTTCCAAGCAGGCTCTCCGCTCACAGAGGCTGACCTAGATAATAGTAATAAGTACTCATTGTTTAGAGAGCAGGAGATCGAGGACGATTTAGCAGACGCAAAGGCAGATATACTTGCTATACCTGACCAGCTTTCCGATGATGTCTCGCGGTTAAGGACATCGTTTACGACTGAAATTAGCGGGGGAAACAGCGTCTACGATATAACCCACAACCTTGGGTATCATCCAGTTGTGCAGGTATACGAGGGGAACAGTTTACCAAGCGACCAAATAGATTGTGTAGTAACTCACATTAGTACGTCAGTCACACGATTAACTTTTGAGGGATCAGCAGTAACAGCAACAGCAGAATTTAGATAAAATGGCAAATAAGAAGATATTCACGGGGTACACCTTTGAGGGTGGGGGACAGTCTAAGAATCTTCGGCTAGAAGCAGCGACAAGTAGTCCTACCAATGTCGGTAAGGGCCATGCGTACTACGACACGACAGCAGGAACCATAAAGGTATCCAATGCGGACGCTGACGCTACTGATTCATGGAAGACCTTGCTGACTACAGACTCCTCTATAGCTGCCTCACAGGTGGATTTGTCTAATGTAGATGCAGTCACTTTAGACGGTAAGGATACATCTACTACTGCTGTTGCCGATAAGATTCCAATTTACGGAACTGGTGGTGTACTCCCAGTAGCTGCCCCAACAGCAGATGGTCATGCGGCTAACAAGGGTTATGTAGACACGGTTGCCCAAGGTTTATCTATTAAGACCGCAGTTGATTACGCAACTAGCGCAGCTTTGTCAGCATCCACTTACGTCAACGGCAGTTCGTTCGGAGCAGGAGCAACATTGACGGCAGACAATTATGGGACTTTGCAAGTTGATGGGACATTTTTAAATGATGAGAATCTACGAATTTTAGTTAAAGATCAAGCTGATGCCTCTGAAAACGGGGTATATACACTAACTACTGTTGGCAATTCTAATACTGCTTGGGTCTTAACCCGTGCAACCGACTTTGACATAACAGCAGAAATAAATGACGGAGATTTTTTCTTTGTACACAGCGGAACAAGTAATGCCAGCAAAGGGTTTGTTCAGACCAAAAACCTTTCTGGCGCATCTGCTGTCGGAACTGCCGATATAGTTTTTGAGCAATTTTCCGAGGCAGGAAACCTTGAGGTGTATAGCCAAGCTGGAACTGCCGACGCATCCAAGACTGCTGGCCCGTTAGTTCAAGTGGGTAACGATGTTACTTTTGGATATAACGACACTCATTTTGCAGTAGACACTAATGGCAATTTAAAATTAGCAAGTGGAGGCAGCGGCACAGGAATATCGTCTGCACTCCTTCAAGACGACGCCGTAACTCCAGCCAAGCTGGACGATGACGGTGCATTCCTTATGGGCCGACTTGGAATTGGCGCAGGAAATAGCTCTGGTGGAGCTTTAGGCATACAACACGGTGCAGCTAACCAAGTAAACATTACGCATGACGGAGCGAGTACAAACGAATGGGGCTTGCTACTCGGTCACGGCAATGGATCGGCATCGGGAACGTACCACGGTCTAGATAACGCAGCGGTTATAAACGTACCAAACGCTCCGCTACATTTAGGGACTAACAATGTGGCTATAATGACTCTTGCGTCTGGCAAGGTGCTGGTGGGGCGAACCGATACACCCTCTTCAATTACCCCCAGCGGAACTCTACACGTTTCAACGGCGAGGTATGGGTCGCATTTAATTACTGGCGACTATAGCGATTATTCTGTTGCAGATGAGGCGGCAAGTACTGCTTCAAAATATGGGTGGTCACGTTACGGTGACAACACAATAGCGGTAACAAGTGAGCAGTTAGTTGTAGCGTATGCAGGAGGGTCTAACGCAGGTTCTGGTGCGTACAGATACATTAGAGCATCAAACAATGCAGCGGATTTAGTAATAGGAAAAAGTTACAAGGTTAGCATTGACCTCAAGTATTCTGGGTCGGGGTCTGCTCCTCAAGTACGGGTATATAATGGATCAAGTTATGAGTCCTCATTTGGTACGCTCACAACCTCGCTTGCAACATACACAACTACTTTTGAAGCTGCCCATGCAACAAATGCTTTCATTGCTTTTACAACACTAGGCAGTGGGCAGTCTATAACCATTGATAACCTAACAATCCAAGAGGACACCCTCTCCACCTCCGCAAATCTCTCAGTAGACGGCAACGCTGACGATCTGGTAATAGCGAACAACGCCGATGCAGGACTCACATTGATGACTCCGCATGGTAACAAAGGGCGAATTTTCTTTGGATCAAGAGGGTACAACGCACATTCCAGAATCTTTGCTAGTTTAGACTCCAACAACGACTCAACATTAATTTTTTCAGCCTCAGACAACGGAACTGCTGGCACGGTAATGACGTTGTTTGGTAACGATAAGTCGGCAAAGTTTGCGGGTGGGCTTGGTGTTGGAACGGCAGAAACTACCGCTGGAACGATTACAGCAAAAGCGGATGGTGGCAGGATAAAGCTGGAGAGCGATGACTTCATTATTGCCGCCTTATCTCGGCAAGGAACAAGTGGATCAGCATTAGACCAAGGTAGTCTTACGCTATACAACGCAGGAAACGCTAAAATTGAATTGTTGTCCAACGGAACCTCGTACTTTCACAGCGGCAACGTGGCGATTGGAGACACCGCCGCTTCTGCAAAATTAGAGGTAATAACAACAAGCAATACTGACGGCATTCAGATTCGCAGGGCCAGCGCAAACGAAACGTCAACAGCATTACTAGGGTTTAGAACATCGTCTGGAGCTAACGCAACAAACACATCTAGTATAGCGGCAGTTAGAACTAATTTACCCAACGCTGGAGACAACAAGTTAGTTTTTCAAACACAAGCGTCTGGAGCGTTAGCAGAGCATTTGACCATTGATGGTTACGGAACACATGACCACAAATCCAACTCCATAGTAAACTCCGCTTCAATAGCTGGACTCCAAGACGGAGGTGCTTGCTATGACTTTGATGGAACAGGCGATAAAATAACTATTGCGGACGATGGCGCATTTGACTTTGAAGATTTTACTGTAGCTTTGTGGCTGAACGCTAACACATTTAGTAACAACGACAGGATAATAACTAAAGGTTCTACTGGTAACGGCGAGTGGATGATTTCTGCTGGCACTAGTAACAAGATTAGGGTTTATGCCAAAGATGCTGCTGGGAATGCCAAAGACACAAGTGGTGATTTTTCAGCAATAACTACTAACCAATGGAATTATGTGGTTGTAGTGATTGACCGCACTAACGATAAAATCCGATTAAGCCTTAACGGTGGTGCTTTTGAAGACTTTGTTGGAGGCACAGATTGGACAAGCAATTTTGCAAACTCCTCTGGTATACAAATTGGAACTAATGGCTCAACTCATTTTGATGGACAAATAAGAGACGTAAAAATCTTCCCCTCCGCACTAGACGATGGAGACATTCGCAAACTGTATAGCGGCGAGAACCCGAAGAAGAATCTTAATGTTGAGTTGGTTGAGGGTGGGCAGTTCAACAGCGCATCTGACATTACCGACAACAATCCAGACAACTGGAGGGGCGAGACTGATGGTGGATCAAACACCGTAACGATGTCGGTGGTATCGGGCGAGATGGAAGTTACTTCTGCTGCGTCAGCATCAACAGTAGCTTATGCCACGGTTACTACAGTTGTAGGGAAAGCGTATTTGTTTTCTGTTGACGCAAGGACAGGCACATCAGCAGCAGCATTGATTAGAATAGGTACTGGTGTTGGGAGCAGCACACTTCTGAACACTACTGCCACAACCCAAGAGACAATTAACGCCACGTTCGTAGCGACCTCTACTACCACATATATTTCGCTAGGTGCAAATCAAGCTGGCAGTAAAACAGCATACTTTGACAACGTCTCCCTAACAGAAGTCGGAACCCTCGTTGATTTCACTCCTCAATCAGCTTCAAGCACCCAATGGAGGAACGAGGCTATCCCTTCGCTATTTCATGGCACAGTAAACAACGCCACGCTTTCGCAGGGTAACTCGTACTGGAACAATATTAAGCAGGATGGTGATAAGGTTTTATTGCTACCCAAAGCTGTATCTAATGGGAGTATCACCACGGCCAGACTAGGAATTGGCATAGATGATCCTGCTGTAGTTTCTGCTCCGATTACTTTAAGGGCAGATCAGAACACGCCATTCCTAGAAATTAAAGACGATATAAATGCGGATAAGTCCAGAGTTTCGTTTGAGTATAATTATTCTGGAACGGATCGCCTTGATATAAATATTCACCACCCTTCTAAAAGTACAGTCATGTCTCTGTACGAAGGAGATGATGTTAAGGTGCATGGCAAGCTCGGCGTTGGGACTGCTGCTGATGCAAGTATCCAGATGACAGTAGGAGGTGCTGGGTCGCAAGTGATGCAAGTAAAGTCTACGAACAGTCACGCTTCAGTCCAAATTGACAGAAAAAACGCTACGGCAGATGCCAACCTAATGTTGATGACTAATGGTGTATCCAAATGGCGTTTTGCTACTGGACTTGCTGGCGACGAGAAACTGTCTATATACGATGACATAGCTGACACCAACATGATGACCTTTGAATCGGGTGTTGGCGTGGCAATTGGACACACCGCCCCTACAAAAGATTTACATATAAAATACAATTCAAACAATTCGGCAGATATAGCAGGAAGTGGTTTATTGGGGGGCAATCTTGGTAATGGTCTTTTAATTCAAAACGAAGCAACAAACTACAACTCATATACCAATTTAGATTTTCGCAGTAATAACGCAGACGGGCGAATTGCGTATGAATACAAAGACTCAAATACGGGAGCATTTCATTTTGTAACTGATAATTTTGGTAATGCTAATCACATCTTGGAGCTTGAAGCAGACGGAACCCAAGATCACAAGGGCAACCGCATAGTCAACAGCCAGACCCTCAACGACTCATGGCGAACTTCTGAACCGAGTTTGCGGTTTGATGGTAGTAATGATTATGTTCAAGTCCCAATAGCAACTGCGTCACATTATGACGCTAAAGCAGTTTCAATTTGGTTCAAGCCTTCAGCAGCAATTACTAATAACACTAGTGGACAATGGTTAATCGGATTTGATGATAGCAGTTATCAGCCAGCTATTGTTCTGGGGAGTACCACAACTTCTATTACAAATGAACTCATAACTGTTTGGGACGGCGGGGCAAAAAATTGCTATGCCTCGGCTACTGCAAGCATTTCCGCTGAATGGCATCATCTTGTGGCCACATATAACGCCACAAGTTCTCATTGGGATATATATTTGGACGGGGTAGTTGTAGACAATGCTTACAATGGAACCGCCAACACTAGCATAAACGTAGAGCAGATTTTAATAGGGGCAAGGCCAGACCAAACTGGCAATCGTTTCAATGGTGAAATAAAAGACGTTCGGATTCACAACCGTGCGTTGGATGCCGATGAGGTCAAGGGGCTGTATAATGGTGAGTCAACGCCTTGGGAGTATACTACTCTTGAGTCAATTCACACTTCTAACTTTTCAAGTGGCGCAAATGGCTACAACGGTTCTGGCGGCACATCTACTGGGGAAAATGATGCTGTACTCTCCCAAGAAGACGATTGCCTTAAATTTGTTGTAGACTCAAGCAATGGGCCGCACCAAGTCATAAAGTCTATTACCGCAACAACTGGCAGGACATACAAGATTAGCGGAAAGATATATATTCCAAGTGGAAACACGGACGTTAATGCCGTGCAGATAAACGAGGACGGAAACGGAGACGAAAACGTATTTACCACAATAACTACTACTGGGAGTTGGGTAAACTTTAGCGGAGTACAAACTTGGAGCGGATATGGTGAGCTTCGGTTTAGAGCGTTAAAAGCCCAAAGCACCCATAGTTATACGGGTAATGGGTCTGACGAGTTTTACCTCAAAGATGTGGAGCTTGAGGAAGCTGGAGAAGTCGCAGCTTACACGCCGAAGTCTATTGGGAAAGTTTGGAATGACACCACTAGCAACAGAAACAACGGGGCAATTACTGGTGCTACTCGGTTAACAGGCAACAACAGGATTGGCCCGTTAAGCGAAGACAATGGGCTGAAGATACACGCAAGCGCAAACAACGAAGATGTATTACGAATTTTGCCCCCAACTGGCTACGGGCAAAACGCTAATCAGTTTCTAAATATATTAAGCGGGGATAGTGCTAGTTCAACTCGTCAAGGGTTGCGCTTTGGCATGAATAGCGGAAACAAATGGGATGTTCAGTTAAGCAGCTACCATCGCATTAGTTTGTGGACGGGCAACGATGTTGGTAACACAAACACAGAAGAAAGATTTAGAATAGAAGACGGGGGTGAGGTTAAAGCATCTAACTCACAAGGAAACCTCAAGCAAGTCGCACGGGTTCATACGCAAAATATTGAAGGCAATGGAGAAGATAAAGATTTTACCATTACACACAATCTCGGAACAGCAGACATAGTCGTAAGCGTGCGGTCAAAAACTTATCCTCTGGGCCATGTGGAGGTTGATGTATTAAGCAACGGCGATGATGGATCGGACGCTAACAACCCAATGACAAAATGTACGATTCGTTTTGCGACTGCTCCTGCAAGTGGGGAAAACTTTAGAGCAACGATTATAGGCTAATTTAGAATGGCAGGAAAAAAGATACTAACACAATTCGCTCTACCCGTTGGGTCAACCAGCGGATCATTCGGCAATGGAACTGCGGGGCAAGTGCTGACTACTGGTGGGTCAAGTGCCAGTATGTATTGGAAAACTCCTAGTGGAACTTCTGTATCTGGTTATATTCCAAATTTAGTTAGTGGCAGTACAAACTACTACACACACCAGCACGATTTAGGCACTTTTGATTTATTTGTTTCTGTTAGGCGATACCACGCTGCAAACGGAAACACTAGCAAATCAAGAGCAGAAAGATTCACAGATGAAGAAGGTGCATTTTTGGACTTGGGATATGACTACAAAGTAATTAGTTGTACGTCTACGGGAGAAATGAGTAATAACCATTTAAGTTTTTATTTTGAGAATGCATATAATGAGTTTTTATATTTTTCAATAATGAAAGCCTAATGAAACCCAAACTGGGCAGCTAAAAGGAAACATGAATGGACAATATAAACCAACTATGGGAACAGGGAGTCAGCGTAGTGGCGTTAGTGGGAGTATCCTATTACGTAATCCGTCTGACCAACTTCCTGTTTCGCACGTTGGCGGGAGGCTTAGATGAACATAAGGAAATCACCATTAAACAAATTGATGCCCTCAACCAAATCCGAGGGTCACTCTGCGAAGTCAACTCACAGTTGGCTGAACTTAAAGAGCAGCATCGTAATTACCACGATCTCTTTATTTTGCATAGGGACAGGGTGCAAGAATCTAGCCGAGGCGGACGTAAGTCTGACAGGTCTTGAACTGGAGTGGTATGAGCCGCCTCCGGTAACTATTGTATATACTAATGCACCTATAGTTACCCCCACCAAATTTAAACTGTTTCCGCCTTTGATGGAAATGGACAACAAATAGTACAATGGCAAACATTAAATACAACGTAACGAGATGGGACGTATCCTGCGAATCAGCAGACCCATCTAAGGTGTGCAGCGTGGTGCTTGGCGTGACAGCCGAGGATCAAGAGTCGGGCAAGAGTGCCTATAAAGATGAGCGCATAAGTGTACCCTGTCAGGATTTATCTCAATTTGAAGCAGGTGCAGAAGCATTCATTGAAGGCGTCTTGGGAAGTCAAGGGTGGTATCTTGAGTTACAGACAAGAATAGCCAACCAGTTGACTGCTCCTGTAGCTGCACCTGAAGATAGAACCAAGCCTGACTTTAGTTCTATGACTATAGGAGATGGTTATCAAGACTTGCCTAATGAGGAAGAAACAAGCGACAATGCGGAGGGGGAGACCTCACAAGAAGAAACGGAATCCGAAGAGGAAACCGCAAGTGAGGAATCGTCTGAATAAGAGAGAAATGAACATAAGCGACCAAGAACAAAAGGAAGCCCTTGAGGCTATACAAGTAGTGTATCAAGCGGCTTCCAACGCTGCTCTAACGGCCCAACAACATGAAGGTGTGCGTACTGCTGCCCAGAAGGTTGTTGCTGTTATAGAAAAAATCAACGGGACAACTGTTGACTCACCAGCAGGGGACGTAGAAGTAGTAGAGTGATGGGATGGAGGAGTACTTTAAAATCTTCGGCATTAACGGTACGGTACTGGGTGTGGTGACTCTTACCGATGTTGAACTGATTTTAAAGATCACTCTTCTGGCAGTTACCATCGTTTGGACAACAGGAAAGGCAGTCAACGAATGGCAAAAACTAAGGAAGAAAAACTAAGTAACCTCTTTGATCTCGTATGTGATGACCTCACAGGAAGGATCAACAACGGGGAAGCCACTTCGACTGACCTCAATGTAGCCCGTCAGATGCTCAAGGATAATGGGATCACAGCGACACCTGCAGAAGCATCACCCCTACAGGGTCTTGCCAATGCTCTCCCATTTCCTTCCTCTGAGGACATTCAGGAAGCCAAGGCTAGTCATTAGGCATCCTAATACCAAAAGTGCCTTAGAGGGGCATCTGAGGCCCAGCAATGGCCTATTCAGTACCTGAGGAACTAAAGGACTTTAGGAACTTCCTGTACCTTACATGGAAGCACCTAGGGTTACCTGATCCGACACTAACGCAGTATGATATTGCTGAGTATGTCGATAAAGGGCCTCGTAGGTGCTGCATACAGGCATTCCGTGGGGTGGGGAAGAGTTGGATTACCTCTGCTTATGTATGTCACCAGCTTCTCCTGAATCCCTCCATGAATATACTGGTAGTTTCTGCCAGTAAAACACGTAGTGATGACTTCTCTACGTTCACTTTAAGGCTCATCAATGAGATGCCCTTACTGAAACACCTGATTCCCAGAGAGGAACAGAGAAGCAGTAAGATAGCATTCGATGTGGGGCCTGCTCCTGCTGCTCATGCACCTTCTGTAAAGTCCGTAGGGATCACAGGACAACTTACAGGAAGCCGTGCAGACCTCATTGTGGCAGACGATGTGGAGTCCCTGAATAACAGCCTGACACAGCAGATGAGGGACAAGATTCAGGAGACCATCAAGGAGTTTGATGCTGTACTGAAACCTGACGGTAGGATCGTCTACTTGGGGACACCGCAGACAGAAATGTCTATCTACAACGTCCTCCCTCAAAGGGGATACGAGATACGAATATGGCCTGCCAGAATCCCTTCCAAGAAGGCCCTCTCGGCCTACGGCCATAGACTAGCCCCCTACATCATAGACAAGTGTGAAACCCTCTCTGAGGGATCGCCTGTAGACCCCCAGAGGTTCGACTCTACTGACCTAGACGAACGTGAGGCCTCCTACGGCAAGAGCGGGTTTGCCCTACAGTACATGCTGGATACCTCCCTAAGCGACATAGGACGGTATCCCCTAAGACTAAGCGACCTAATCGTACACCCCTTAGACAAAGACGTAGCCTCTCCTAAGCTCACTTGGGCGTCATCCCCAGAGTTAGAGTGTAAAGACCTAGAAAGCGTAGGACTAGCAGGGGATAGATACTACAGGCCTATGGAGGTCGCTAGTGACCATCAGCCCTACACAGGAGCAGTTATGAGTATTGACCCTGCAGGTATGGGTAAGGATGAAACTGCTTATGCTGTTATTAAAATACTCAACGGACAGCTATTCCTAGTGGCCTCAGGGGGCTTCCTAGGGGGCTACACGAAAGACGTACTCAGAGAGCTAGGGAACATCGCTAAGACCCACAAAGTGAATGAGATTGTCGTAGAGTCCAACTTCGGTGACGGAATGTTCTCTCAGCTACTGAAGCCTGTCCTCAGTGAAGAAGTAGGGTATCCTTGTACTGTTGAAGAAGTAAGACACTCCATACAGAAGGAAAGACGCATCATAGACACCTTGGAACCCGTAATGAACTCCCATAGGCTCATTGTAGACCCTAAGGTCATCCTAGGTGATCTTAGGGGAGGTGACAGTGAAGGAGTAAGCAACATTGACAGTGACTTACGGATGTCACTCACGGGTGATCCCCAATTGTACTCATTGTTCTACCAGATGTCAAGACTAACGTTCCAAAAGGGAGCCTTGAGGCATGACGATAGACTTGATGCTCTTGCTATTGCTGTTGGTTATTGGGTAGACCACATGGAGAAAGACATCGAAAGAGGCATCAAGGACTACCGTGAGGAACAAATGGAGCAAGCCCTAGAACAATTCCTAGAGTCCCACAACAAACTTTGGGGCAAACAAGAGGCAACTACGTGGATGTAGGTGGTGAGCCAATTAGTGGCAACTAAATATAACCCAAATAACGTTACAAATGAGCCAAAAGGTCACTACAATAGGTTCATATTTGCCAATCTTGAAGAATACAGCAGCAAGTGAAACTCAGATGTGAGCCACAAGTGACCAATTAAATATAACATTTATTGTTCTTTATCACAAAAGATGGCACAGGTGTGACACCCTAATTGGGGCTACTAAAGCTGTACCTTTTAGTCACAAAAGAAACCTAAATCCCAATAGGCGAAGAACTTATAGACGCATGAGGCTCACAGCAAGGATAACCAGATGACCCCACAATGCCCTCAGGTTCGATTGTGCGACACTTTCTAAGCCCCCGAATGTAACCACAGCAGACCCTACTTGGATACTTTTGGTGGGAAAATCCGAGGGGGTACACGTTATATCTAACGTGAGTAATTACCCCCGTGGCCCCCTAAGTAAATGGAAGTTGGGTATATCTGGTGGGGATACTTTATGTTTGTTCCTGTTTGTTTTGCCATCTGTCAGGCATTCCAGCGGTATTCATCAAGCCCTTCCAACAGGTGGTCGCTTTATTGCTGCCATCATTTTATTCAGCAAGAAGACTTGCGGGTGACGCTTGGTTTCAACGCCCCGAATGGCAGGGACAGCACCGCCTGCGATAACGCTGCAGGTAATCTGTGAAGGCCCTCAAACTATCATGCTGGTTGGCGCAGGCTGCACGACATGCCAGCCTCGGTTATCTCTCTCGGTAATGCTGAGAGTCCTTAGCTCGGACTGTCATGCCCTGCTACGTGCTGCCCGTTGGGTGGCCGCTAACTAATCTCTCTTGGCCTCGCCTTGGCCCAAGAAGCGGCCATCCCTGCCATTCGCTAAAGTGCGGGCGTTGAAACCAATCGTCACCCGCAAGTCAAACATGAATAAAATAATAACAACAATAAAGAAATCACTGTTAGTCAAAGTCCTTGAGTATCGCAAGCTCATCACACTGATGAAGCCCAAGAAACAATGGGACGATCAGGGAGCAATTTACCCTCGCAAACCTGAATCAAAAAACATCAACCCTAAAACAGGGATGCCCTATCCGTTCTCTGATTTCACAGGTTCATTGAACGCACAGTGTGCATGTTGCGGCGAGCGTAGCTTGTACGTTGTCTACGGTCAGGAATGTGTGGGTGTTGATAAGGATACAGGCGATGAGTACACATACATCAGGCTCAAGGCTGAAGTTAAGGATGTAGACGCTCTATTAGCTGATAAAGCCGAAGGTGTTCAACACATCATCAATCGCGGTAGTGATTCAAACGGTGTAACAGCAGAGATCAATCGTGAAGAACAGCAGCCAGCGGTTTCATCGTTGGAAATCGCAGAGCAACACGAAGCTCGTCACAACACACAGAATCGGATCGGAGTCCTAAGCACTCAAGACGCAGCACCCGTGAAGATTGTACAAGCTCCTGTTGATGTCCCACGTGAGATTGAAGATCGGACGCTGTTAGGTGGTTTGCCTAACTCTCCAGAAAACGAAGTCCTAATAGATTTCCACAAGGAATATGTTGCGCCAGCCCCTTACAAGGCCAGCCGTCCAGCCAAGAGCCACTCATCCTACAAACTAACCGCAGCAACCTCCTCGTGAGGTTCTCGGTTATCGTCACTATCATGTCTATTAATCATTTACTTAGTCTAGTCATGAACAACAATCACTCACTGGATTTCCTGTGGTCACTTGCGGCTGTCGCAGGTGCTGCACTCACTGTAACTATCATACTAATCACGCAATAATATGCCTATTCAAAGATACCTAGATCGCTGTTCGTATACCGAAAAGTACGAACCAGTACATACATATACGTTCACTGGCCCTTGCCAAGTCACCGGCAGTCCTCACGCAGTCACTGTGTTGGGGTCTGAGTTGTTCGCATATCGTCAAACTGGTCGCATCATGGAGTTCAAATCGCTCTCTGCTGATGACCGAGAGTTTCTCATCAGTGGTACTTCACCGCTTGGCTGGGAAGTTCTGTTTGGAGAGCATGGAAGTACCAAAGAATCCGCAGCACATACTCGTCATGTCTAACGCATACACCAAGACCAGCATACAATGGGAAAACAAAGGTGCTAATTACTGGAGTTACTCTTGGTACTGGGATGCTCTCAGCAGAAAAGAATATTTTGGAGAACCTGTTCAATCTAACCATAGATGGCTTATTCATAATATTTACTACGGTCAAAAAGCATTCGTTACCAAAGATGTAGTAAATCTTGTTCTTGAGCTAGGTTCCCCTCATTTCTTTAAAGGTAAATACGATGCTGATGAACACTTCAACAACATAGAACTTAGTAGGTGGGACGAATTAGCAAGTAGATTTCCTTCTGATGTTATCCAAGCCATCCGTGATTCTGGGTGCAGAGGAGTATCTCTGGCTTGCAAAGTGTGCGTCCTTAAAGCAGCAGCACGTATGATTGCATGTCCTAATAAATTTGGTACACACGCTGTTCGTCTTGTGTACCAAAATACAATCAAGTAGGACACCCAATGTCTCACTCACTATCATACAATTTACCTGCATGCGTCATGTAGGTATCCACAAGTAATAAGAAGTAAATACACAACTAAACATGACCGTAATATCAGAACAACCTAGTGTCAG